AGATTCAACTTTAAAACTTTCGGTATCTACTCCGCCCCTTTGTGTATTAAATGTGTAACGACCATCTTCAGATCCATTAGTATTATCAACGGCTGCTACTTCTACATACCCATACAGTTTTCTAGTAGAAGCACTATTTTCTCCATAAAAAGCTAAAACACCAATGCTATCACCAGGACTTGACGAACCTTCTTTTTCTAAGGTAACCCAGCCTTGAGCTGCAGATCCTCCAAGTCGAACAACGGCGGTCCCTTTATCAACAACAATATCATTTGTAACCGTTCCGCCATTAAAAGTAGGACCCGTTGCGCCAGTAGCGCCAGTAGCGCCAGTAGGACCAATAACACTTCCAGCATCAATTTCTGTGGCGTCGTGTAGAGTAAGAATTAAATGCCCACCAACAACGGCCGCAGATTCAACTGTTCCATCTAAAATTTCTAAAATTCTTTCTGCGGTAAGACCGGTTACTGTACCCATGTTTCTCCTTATTACGTAATGTCGGAACTATCAAGAGTGTCCGAAATATCGTATGTATCTGAATCCGAATATACCGCATTAGAATGCGTGATTTCAAACGAACCATCAATATCGACAGTAATATACTCGTCATGATATGAATTTGCAGTCCATGTTCCATCTTCGTTATCTACAATTTCAATAATATACCAACCATCAATAAAAGCCACCAACTCAGATAACGTCATAAGTTCGGCATCTTCGGTTTCAGTTCCGTATAACATACGTTCAATGTCTTCTAAAAGAATTGGATCAAGTGATCTTGAATCGAAAATAAAATGTGCTGTCGGACGAAACCCTGTAATCTCTTCTGGTGTGGCAGTAATGTTCCATTCAAATTCAGAAGGATTGGAATCATTGTCTAATGTAGCATAAGATTTATCACTAGGAATAGCAATAACATTATAAAGAATATGAATTTTATACCCAGCATCTAAACCATCTACATCATTACCAACCTTTGTGCGATAACAAAGATTAAAAACTTTTGGTTTTTGATTAGTATACAAAACGCCAGGTCTTGCTAATGCTAATCCTTCAAAATCAAGGAATTCATCAGGATATGTAATAGCACTAATCGTTCCAGAAAAATCACCAACAACAACTAAATCGTTAATTTTCATACCATCATAATAAACAGAAGAAGATTCGTTCGTATTTGCTTCTGTAACAGCGGTTAAGCCATTCCAAGGAACCCCAGAACCATCTGACAAATATAGAACGCCTCGATCTACACCTGCTTCATAAACTCTAGAACCAACTTCGTCCCAGACAAGAGTAGCCATCATTCTCCTTTCATCCAGACGTTCCTAATTCTGCTTTACGTCTTGCATTAAGCTCTGCGTTTCTTTGCGCCATTTCGTTACGAGACATTTTACGAGGTTTTGAATTCTTAATGTTACAAATTCGAATCAACGCGAATAATCTATTAAGGAGTCAACTTCAAAAGGAATATTAAACGAAACCATCCAAAAATAAATTAGTTCTGCTGTGATCACCTCTCCCGGACCTCGACGCTCAGGCATACTACCAAAAGTTGTAGCTGATTGACTAGAATCAATATATTCTTGAATCTCTTCAATCACTTTTGGTGAACACCGATATAGAGCGTCGAGATCCGGGTTAGAGGAAATAACCATAGCCTTGATGTAATCGAAAATCTCTTCCGCAGTTTTTCCAGCAGAAGACAAAAACGGTTTTTGGTATTTCGACTCCCATTTTGACAGAGATAACAAAGAATGTTCTAACTCAAGAACAACGTCTTCCGTTCGTTCAATGAACTCTTGAGTTTCCTCATTAAAATCTTCTTCACCTTCAATAATAATAGTTAACATTCTTTAAACCTCTATCTAAACATTGATTTACGGCACGTAAACGAAGAACCAGTCGTCGTCCGTACCAGGAGTAAGAACATAACCAACATTAGGACGAGCCTTAACAAGAGTGCTCTCAGTGATGACGTGTGCGCCAGTCGTGATGATCTCGTCATCAACATAGTACGTAACGCCGGTAGTCGCCACAATAGTAAGTGTATCCGTGCCGCTGTTATAGGTCGGAGCGTTAGCAGTAACGACCGTGACACCACTCTCAAACATGGCGATAATCGTATCCGGCAAAGGAAGTGCCGGGTCAATACCAGTATCTCCATAAAGCATAAGTTCAAGATCAGCGAGAATGTCTGCGTCGACCTCGGTAGAATTAATCGTAAGAATAGACGTAGGCTTATGCCCAGTCACCGGCACGGGAAGCGTTGAGAGCTCCCAGCTAAACGTAATAGGCTCAGGGGAATCATTAATTGTGTTGTACGCCTTCTCAGACGGACTAGCCATGCAACCATAAACTAAATGAAGCTTATACCCGAGATCATTTCCCTCAGTGTCATTACCAAGCTGAGTTCGGTAAGAAAGACCAAACGGCTTACGAGGCTGCTGGCCAACCGAAACGCCAAGAGTAGGAACGCTAAGGCCATCAAACTGCATGAACTCTGTCGGATATGTAAATGCCTCAATGGTTGCACCAAACTCTTCAACCGAATAAAGGTTCAGATACTTAATATTATCAGCATACTGAGCATTAGCTTCTGCGCCACTGGGCGACTCCGTAATGGCAGTAAGACCACTCCAAGCAACGCCATCGTCATAGACGCCTGCGCCATCTGGAATATAAAGGACACCATGATCAACGCCAGTTTCATAGAACCTGGAGCCAACCTCGTCCCAAACGAGCTTTGACATTGTTACTCCTTCTAGAAGAAAAGATTGTAGACGTCATGATTGAGATTGTCTGCTGTAAACGACCTATCAAAGGAACACATAGGTAGATCTGCCACTAAACTAGGAATACTACTATCTGGATTTCTATCAATTACCGTGATTTGATAACGTGTAAAATGTTTATATGGGTTATTATCTGCAAATTTAGTAGTCACGTTATCACGTTTATAAACAATACACGGATATTCCATGTTAATAGATGGCGGAGGTTGAAAATATACTTTACGTTCCCCTAATAGATCTTCTAATAGAACTTGAAGATCAAGGCGTGGGGCCATTATACACACTCCCAAGGCTCAAGATGAGGCGGGGGCTCCGTACCTCGACTGCCGTAACAGTCCACAGAACCCCCGCCCATCTTACGTACTTGATCTTAAAGAAGTGCTCGATAGCGTATTCGTCGGAGACAATACTAATAGAATTACTAACAGAAATATCACTATTAAGTTTATCGTTTGTATCCAGGTTTCTTGTGTTACGAATAACATCTCCCTGGTATTGGATTTCTGTGATTACATCAACAAATATGCCTGATTCATCAGGTGTTTCTGCTGGTTCACCATATCCAACTTCTCCGAAAAATCGATTCATCGTCACTCCTTAATCAAATATCACTCGGCCGTGAACGTCCACTCATCGTCATTGCCGCTCTCGAAGTAGTAAGTCGAGTCGGCCGTGGCGGTGATCGTGATGCTGTCGCCCGAAGCAATCGTGTACGGCGAGCCCGCCGCATTCACAACAGCGTCGGTATCAGTACGACGATACACAACATTTGCGGTGTTAGTGATCGTGAGCTCGCCGGTCTCCTCGTCAAACGTAGGAGCAGTAGGAACAATCAGCGTTCCAGAAACCGACTTGACCACCATTGCCGACTTCAGCTTAACGAGGGCGCCCGACAGACGCGTCTCGATCAGGTACTTGTACTGGTTGTAGTCGATGTCGAAGTTATCGAACATGCTGACCTGACCACCAGCGTCAGTACCGACAACGTAGTCCATCGGATTGACAAGAATGGCGATGATGTCCGTGTACTCCTCGAGAACCTCGACAGCCACAACCTCTTTGACTCGGAGCTCGAGAGCAACCTGATCAAGGTTCTGGTAGATCCTACGACCAAGCGAGTCGCGAAGCGTGAGATAACGAGCAATATACGTCTCGGTCGTGAACATGGTCGGAAGACCAGAACCACGAAGATCGCTCCGATGCAGAGTGATCTGATCCGTGACCTCGTTCATTGACGAACTACCATCAGCAAGGTTGACATTGACAACAGTCGTGTACAGCTCATGGTCATTGGCGATAGAACGAATACCAGCGCCATCAGAACCACCAGCAGGCTCACGAATCTTGTCCTCATCGTCACTTGCGCGACCGTCGCCAACAAGAATCGCACGTGCGATTTCCTCGTCAAGCATGATACGCATCTCAGCCTTAAGCCAAGTCACCACATCGAAATCGGTGATATCGATCATATCGTCACGATCAAGCTTCTGCTTCTTGTAGACCGTGGTCGGCGTCGTGATTCGCTTAGAGACACCGAAGAACTCTTCCTTCTTCAGAGTTCCCTTAATATAACCCTTAGCACGAGCCTCAGCCACAGTGATATCGGCGGAGATCGTCTTGATTCGAGAGAACGGACTCTTTCGAACATCGCCCATCAGCTTACCAACCCACTCGACACGACGACCAAAGATCTCCGGCGAATCTGCGAGAGTCTTGGCCTCCGGGAAGAGAACGTCGATGTCCTCGATACCGTGAGAAAGAGCATAGTTCTCAACGGCGGTCTTGAGTGAACCGGTCCTCGACGCATCAGCGACGATGATTTTAATATCATCATGAGAGAGATGTGCAGCAGGCTCGTGGTCCTTGCTGTTCTCAAAGATGTTGTGCATGAGTTCTTTACCTTTCGGATCATCGTTGATGTTTGAGTTAGCGGCCTCTTCAAGAGCCTCGCTGATCATGCTGTGCAGAAGTTCCTTCTGAACAGGTAACATGGTATCGTAAATCTCTTGCGCAGACGCATCGTCGTCGAGCTCGAGATCAGAATGCTCTACCCCAGCCGACTCAAGTGCTTCACCAACCATGAAATGAAGAACCTGCTTCTGCTTCTCGTTCATTGAGTCATAGACATCCTGAACGGTCTCATCATCACCTTCCACGTCATCTCCTTGAGTATCGGCGTGTTCAATAACGCCCGTATAGATAATTGCTTCGTCATCAAGAGTTTCAAAATATTCATCATCGCCGTCTGCATGACGAACGGTGACGTTTTCAATACGAGCGCCGGGATTAGCGCCAGCTAAAACAAGACTAACTTCACGAATCATACCATGCGTAACTCGCTTAGCCTGTTCGATAAGACCATTAGCCCAAATAGAAAGAGAGTTAATGTCTTTATGCTCAACAAGCTCTTGCGCGTGCTTTCCTTTGGTTGTTTTGTTGAAGAATCCTTCACACCAAACACCAGAACCACGGTTGCTAAGGAGAACATGGCCTAACACGTTCTCAGGATCAGTATGACCATGCTGCCAAACGAGAGGAACCTGTACCTTGTCCTGATGCTTGAAAGCATCGGGCATGATGGTTCGACCGTCGGAGCATTTGATGCCGGCT